CCTCCGCGGTCATCGTGCGCCCGGCCGCCACATCGGCGTTGATCGACTCGGCGAAGGTTTTGACCTGTTGACTAACCTTGGCCAGGTCGGCTTTGAGCTCGACGACGTCTTCCTTGGTGGCCGAGAGGGCAATCGGGTCGGCCAGGCTTTCAAAGCAGATGTTGGGCGAGTGGTAGTTGCCCCACTCGTCGATACGCGACAGCGCGGTCGCGAGTAGCGTCGTGGTGAATTTGGGCATTATGCCCCTCCTTTGGGTATGAGAACTGACGAAAGATCACCTAGCCCACGACGCAGATCGGCCGCGTCGGCGCGGGTGATCGCGGGTTCCGTCGGTTTCCCTGGATCCCCCAGAGCAATCCCCTTGAAACTTTGGCGGACGGCGCGCTCGGCTTCCGAATTGGTCAGGCCAACAAGACCCTTGAGGCCATGCTCCAATTCGCGGGGTGAAAGCTGGGCCCCAGCCTTCAATTTCGTGGTCATGGTTTCGGCCGCCTGGGAGCGCTGCGCAGTTGCATCGCGCGCCGCCTTGGCGGTCGGGTTGATGATCGGGCCACCGAAGCGCTCAAATGTTTCCTGCCAAGTGGCGACCCGGTCGGCCATGCGTCGGCTGACGAGCTCCTCGGCGCCGAACATGCGCCCCTGGCCGAAGCGATCATTGACGACAGCCGGCGTGATATTGCCACCACGGCCGCGTGAAACAGCCTGGACGAAGGCGGTATAGCTCTGATCGATACGCGACTGCATATTGGCGGCGGCTTCCTCACCGAGCGGCCCGTAGGGATTGCCCTCGGTCTTGTATTTGCCGGCCGAGATCATCGTCGTAGCGATGCCCTCGTTTTCGAGCATCTTCGAGATGTCCTCATGCAGCGTATAGACGCCGATCGACCCGGCCTGGCCGCCCGGGGTGACAACGATCTCGTCGCACTGGCAGGCGAGCCAGTAGGCCGCCGACGCCGCCATGCTGTCGACCTGGGCGACGATCGGCTTGACACCTCGGCTGTCGAAAATCTCCTGCCCGAGCTCGGCGGTGCCGCTGACAGTGCCGCCGGGGCTCTCAAAATCGAGAATGATCGCGCTTACGCCGGGATCGGCCAGCAGCGCGCGGAATTGGGCGCCGAGCTGCTCCATCGAGGTGCCGCCGCTGATCTCCTGCATCACGTTGAGGCGCTGCGCCAGGACTCCATAGACCGGCAGGATCGCAGGGGTGCCCTGGCTCCTGTTCGCCAGCTGCTCGGCACGCTGGGTGACGCGCGCCTGGAATTCGGGGTCAACCGCAAAGTCTATTTTTTCGCCGGCGGCCTTGCGCGCAAGGAACCCCATGACAGCACGGAGCTTTGGCTCATCGATCGCCAGCGGCTCGGCGGCGCAAGCGAGCAGGATGTTGAGGTAGCGGATCATTTGACCACCCTCAGAGGGGGCGCGCCGGCGGGTTCCGGCGAGGCCGCGGATGCCGGCGCCGGCGCTTTCCCGGCCATGTCGAGCGGCGCCAGCGTCGTGTTGACCAGGTGCACGTCACCGCCCTCGAAGCGCGGCATATTTTCGAGGTCGCAAATCTGGTTGGGCGTCATCGCCCCGACTTGCACGAGTTTCCAATAGAACTCGCCCCGCGAAGCGTGGTCGCCGCGCAGCAGGCCCTCGATTGAGAATTCGGCGTAGACGACCCCTTTGTCGGCGGCGGGGATGAGTGAGCGTTTCACCGCCTGCTCGATCCGCGTGAGGTAGGGCCGCAGCCCCAAGGTGTGCCAGCCGATGACGATTTGCTCGATGCCCGAGCCCCACATCGTTTGGCCGGCCGAGGCATGGCCAACCAGGACCGGCGGGACGCCGTGAACCCGGCAGACCTCCTCGACGCCAAAGGCGCGCGTTTCCAGCAATTGCGCCGCCTCGGGCGGGATCGTCATCTGCCGATAATCGAAGTCGGCCTCTAGGATGCCGGTCTTGCCGGAGTTCTCCGCGCCCGACATCGGTTCGATTAGATTGGTTCTAGCCTGCTCGCGTTGTGCATCGGTCAGCGTGCCGCCCTTGTAGACCAGCCAGCCCGAGGGGCGCATGCCGTTGGCGAACGTGGTTGCCGCCGCGCGCTCGGTCGCCCGATGGGCGCTGAGGCTCTGGCGGGCATATGAGATCGGCGAGAGGCCGAGATCGCCGCCGATGCCGAACCCCCGAACGTGAAAAATCTCGTCTTCAGTATAATCTCGTTGGCCCTTCACCTCGCCCTGCGGATAGCCGGTGTAGCGATAGAGCAGCGATCCATCGGCTTGCCGCGTGACCGACATGAAGGCTGGGTTGAGCAGCGTCAGCGCTACCAGGCGGCGCGCGTGATGACCTCCGCCAGCAAAAGTCTTCTCGGCAAAGGCGTTCCCGGCCAGGCAAAGGCATGCGCCAACGCCTTCCCAAAATTCGACCGCGGTGTGGTCGGCGTTTGGCTGGTCATGCACCAGCCGGTAGAGATCGTGATCCGGGCGCGCCTTCCGGCTACCATCCGGCTGGCGCTCGTATATACCGAGCGGCAGCGTGCCGATCGTCTGCGAGATGAGGCGCACGCACGCCCAGAACGCCGAGATTTGCATCGCGGTTTCGGGACTGATCGGCTCGCCGGCCCACATCTCGCCGCCGTAATAGGCGGCCCAGAAGGATCGGTCAGTCAGCCTGATGCGCTTGCCGAGCCAGGAAAAGATGTTCACGCGATCACCGCATGAGAGAGGAAATCACTGACATTCACGATGGGCGCAGCCATGCCGGTTGCCGCGCCGATCGCCATGCACAAGGCGACCGCCGGATCAATCCTGTTGGTCGCGCGGCGCTTGGAGAGCCAGCGGTTGCCCCAGGGGTCCTCTTCAAGAGCGGCCGACATAATCGCACTGATCAGCACCGGATTGTGCCGCAGCCGGATGCGCCGCTCCAGCACGAGGGCCTCGAATTCCATCACCGAACCCGGCATCCATAAGCCCTGGGGGGCTTCCAGCCCGACGCGGCGCGCTAGTTGCAGGTCATCGATGGGCGCCGCGCCGCGTTTCTTGCCGCCCTGCGGATGCTCGATGAACGGCAATTTCAACCCCATCGCGTCGAGCTCTTCCTCGAACCGGCGAAAGGCGTAGCGGTCATAGGCAACCCAGCGGATTTTGAATTCGGTCGAGACCGTCGCGAGGTGTGCGGCTGGATAATCCAGACGGATCAGGCGGCCCTTGGGTGCGCGCAAATACCCCTGTTCGATCCAGACGTCATAGGGCGCGCTGTCTCTGATCGCGCGCTCGGCGACCGTATCGCCCGGGGTCCAGGCCTCGATCCAGGCGTCAAAGGTCGGCGCGCGGACAATCGAGGTGCTGCCGTCCGCATTTTGGCGCTCGATATCGATCTCGCCGGTTTTGACCGCAAAGGCCTCGACGGTGAGATCCTGCGCGGCCGACAGATCGACGCCGACATAGACATCTTCGCCGTGGTGCTCCTCGGGCTCGAAATCGGTTAACACCGCCTCCAACGCCTGGCGGCTGATCCAGGATTTCTCCGAGTCGGTCCAAACACAGAAATGCAGCCGCAGAATGCCGTTGAGTTTGCCCGGGATCGCTTTCGCCTGGTCGACGACGCCGGCCAGATATTCATTGGTGATCGTGACCCCAAGCAACGGGTTCGCCTTGGCCCAACAACTCGGGTCCTCAAGCGGATCATCGTCATCATCGAGTGCGCACACATAGGAAAAGGCCGCATCATCATCGATGTCGCCGCTCGCAACGCTGACCGCATATTGATGTTCCTGCCAGCACACCGAGTTTCGATCGGACCCGGCGTTCGTGATCATTATCAGGATCGGCTGCCGCCGCCATTTGAAGCCGCGTTCCAGCATCTCGACAATGCGACCATCGCGGTGCTCATGGAGCTCGTCGCACAACGCGCATGACGGGCGTGGCCCCGATTGTCCGTCTTCCGATGAGATCGCGCGAAAGAATGATCCGGATTTGAGATCGGCCAGGTTCCACACCAGATGGCCCCCGGAGGGCAGAATCCGCTTGGACAATTGTGCCGATTGCTGCCGCATCGCCACCGCGTCGCGAAACAGCACCATCGCCTGATCGCGCTTGGAGGCGGCCGCATAGACTTCCGCGCGGCTTTCGCCATCGGCCATGAGGCAATAGAGCCCAATACCCGCGGCGAGCGGTGATTTGCCGTTGCCCTTGCCTTCCTCGATGTAGGCTCTGCGGAAGCGGCGCGTGCCATCATTGCGTTTCCAGCCGAACAGCGACCCGACGACGAATTGCTGTGACGGCGCCAGATCAAAGGGCAGGCCCTCGAACTGCCCGCCGGCGAGCTTCAACACATCGGGGAAAAACCCGAGCAGGCGCTCGACAGCCTCAAGATCCCAGCGTAGCCCGCGCTTCGGCGCCTCGACCAGGTCACGTAAGTGTCGTGCGCAGGCGAGCCTGACATGAGGGCCTGCCACCGTCTTACCCGTCACCACAGCCCTTGCATAAGCCGTGGCGGGGTCAACCGCTCGTCGTGTTTTAGCCAAGGTACTTCGAGCTCGGGTCAGTGGCGCCACTCGGGTTGGTCTCGATGCGCGAGCGTGCCGAAGGTGTCATGCCAAGGTCCGTGGCGTACCGCATCATGTCAGCCATCGCCTTATTGGCGACGCCCAGCATGGGGTTGTTGATGGTATTGCCGCTCTTGGTGCGGATTAGCAGGCCATGTGCACCTGGGCTCGTCTTCGCGAACTCACTCAGGTCCGTCTCGGCCTGCACCCACCTGCCATATGCTTGGCAATAGGCAGCCAAGGCACCTCGGTCGATCTTGGTTAGCACGCCTATGTCATAGAGGTCCTGCGATACTCGGCCCCATTCGACCTTCGCCTCATCGGATAGGTGTGCCGGTGGCGTAGGCAGGCCCCGTGGTGGTAGGGCCTCGGCCTTGTTGATCCGGCCCTTCGGTGTGCCCTTGACGAGCTTGAGGAAGGTCGGTTGTGGCTTTCTGCCAGGTGCTCTTGCCATAGCAACTACTGTGCTCTCCAAACTACAGAGGGGGGGTCGTCAAAACTCTACAAAGGATGCGCGAACGAG